TTCGATGATCGTCATGATGCGACCATCAGCGTCACGCTCTAACTTCCTGCGCACGATCTTCGGTTCAGGAAGGTTTAAGTTCACTACAGTCTCAGGCACATTGATGGTTTGCGGTTGCAGAGTGACCATCGGTGCTTCCACATTCACACGCTGCTCAGGCAGGTTGATAGAGATATCTTGCGGAGTTTCGTTGATAACAACGGGCTGAATCGTTTGCATATTGCGCAGGCTGCGCTCTGGTGGAAGGTCATCCGTTCCCAGAGTTGGCAGGTCTCCACCCTCAACTCCTGCGATCGGTGCGCCAGCAACACCCATAACGAACTGGTCGCCACCCTGATATGGCTCACGGTTCTCGATCTCTCGAGCCTCGTTCGGGGTCATCGTGCCAGACATGATCTGCGATTGCTGCGCACGAACACGGGTCATCAGGTCTGCTCGCAGGAATTCCTCTGGGTTGAATCGCACCTGCTGTGACGCTGGAAGCATCTCACTGAAGCAGGACTCCAGTCTGCGCACCCATCCAAGAAGCGAATACTTAAAGAACGCTGAACCCAACGCTTCGATGTTCTGATAGGTCTGCGAGTCTCCGCCAGTACCGATGATGAGGTGCAGTGGGATGCGATAGACACGAGCAATATCACGGATGATGGACTCTTTGTGTTCGAGCATCTGCATATCTGCTGCGCTCGTAGTGATGGATCGCCACTTCAATCCACCCTGCAACACGGCTGGCTTGCGATGCTTATTGTGCGCCTCCATCCATGCGTCACGGATTTGCTGCGCCTGCTCTTTAGTGAGCGAACCGTCAGTCTCAAGTACCGAGGATGGAGTTGCACCTTCACCGTAGAACTGTGCAAGGAAGCGATCCATTGCGATACCAGTTCCGACCGTGTTGCGCATGGCCTCGAGTGGAGAGATGCCGATGCGCTGATTCGGGAGAAGCATCCAGTGGATCGCTCGAACATCCTTCGAGGAATATTTGACTTTCCCCATGTCGTAGAGCAACTCGCCTGTGTCGGTCTCTACGATTCCTCTGACCGATCGGGGGTGAATATTGCGCATCTCAACTGGAAGCCCGTCAGATCCTTGTGGTGCGTAGATGTATGCGTTGCCATGAAGCGCAAGAGTGAGCATGGTCTGGTGAACGAACTCAAACATATTCTGGTGGTCGTTGGGTTTCTGCAGGACGGATGGAGTTGGCAACTTTTCAATTCGTCCTCCTCGTGTGCGAGTCAGTTCGACTGGCATTGAAGCGATAGCGTCAGCGAGAATAGTTACTGCAGCGAGAACAGCAGAGTGTGCGAAGGCCGTGACCTCGTTGATGATCTCGCCAGACCAGTTATTGTAAAGCGGTCGTGCAGTGATCTGGTACGGGTCAATGCTGGTCGGGAGCGCACGGGACTCTCTGTTTCGCCACAAACTCATGCTGCTAGACCTCCAGCAATCACCATCAATACTCCTGCCACAATAACACCGACAGGAACACTAAAGGAGCAGATGCCTGCAACGATACAAATGCCTCCGATTACTTCGAGGCTGGTGGTGATGATCTGGCGAAGGTTCATGTCCAAATGTCCAATACTGATGGTGTGGGTTCTTCTGGTGGTTTTCTTGTTGCACGATCTAGAGCCATAACCATAGCAATGCAGGCGTCAATCTTGCGCTTGGATTTGCCTTTGCTGAGCGTCCATCCGTTGGCACTCATGCGTTGTGCAGCAGACAGAACCTGATCGGTGAACATCGGTGAGCCATCGTGGGCGACCTTTCGAGCCACAATCATCTCGTAGGCGTTGCCACAGGCAGGGATCATTCGTTGCGCTGACTGCGGAAAGGTGACCATGTTCAGTCCTTCGTCCGACAGTATCTCTGCGCTTCGCTCGAAGAACGCAGGGTCGTAAACGAACTCTTGCACCTGATAGGTGTTGTGTAGTTCCCTGAGATGGGCTTCTACGCCAGCCACATCTACGCCTTCGACTTGCGGTTGCCAGATTTTGGCTCGCACAACAACCCGATCTTCTTGCGGTTGAGCAACGACAACGCCGATGGTGTCTCGCTTCAAAGCCATGTCGATGCCAACCCACACGGGCAGATCTGGCTCGAGGGTGCGCTGATGATCCACGCATTGTTCCCATGCTCCTGTTGGTAGCCATGACTCTTGGGAGCGTGTCCAGTTGTTCAGTCGCCATCTGCGGACACTGCTTTCGGCTGTCTGCTTGACTGCGGAGGCCAAGTCCTCTGGATCGAGCAGGCCTTCAGCAAGGTTTGGGTTGGCGATTGCCCACGCCTTGCGGTCGTTGATGTCGCAGTCCTCGGGTGCTTCCCACCACCAGAACCCGAAGGTGTCATCGTCTATCTCGCCTGCTGCGACCTGCTTTCCGTACTGGTACATCTTGCCTGCGAGCGAATCAAGGTCGAAGCCTGCGGTCGTGATGCTGATAATCATTGGCTCGATACGGTTACCTGATCCCAATGACATCTGGTCGAAGAGGTCAGCGTTTGGCTGTCCCCAAACCTCATCGAACAGTGTGATGGATGGGTTGAGTCCTGCTTGCGCTCTCACCTCACTGGACAGCACACGGAACACCGATCCGAAGCGTGGCATCTCGATAGCGTCCCGATAGACGGTGGCCTCGGCTGCGAGAAGCGGAGAGTTTTGGATCTGCTGCTTGGCTTCGTTGAAGATGATGCGAGCCTGCTGACGGTCGTTGGCTACAGCGTAAATCTCTGAGCCAGCCTCGCCAGCGATCATTGAATACACACCTACCGCACTCATCATCAGGCTCTTGCCGTTCTTTCTTGGTAGGCCGATCAACGCTCTGCGATACCTAAGCCTGCCTGTGTCGGTGCGCTCGAACAGGCCACGCAACAACCATCGCTGCCAGTTCGTGAACCGCAAAGGTTCGCCAGCCCTGAACCCTTTGAGAACCTGAAAGTGTGCTTCAGCGAAAGCGATGATCTCATCGCCATCCGTCTGTGGGTATCGGCGTGGCGTGTAGAACGCTGGCTTCCACTTACTTGCTGGCTGAACGCTTTTCGGCAATGCGCCTGTGGAGGTCGCTGAACTCATGCTGTTTCACCTCTCCAGTTCCCAACAGTCCTCGCTCTGATGGTGTGAATCCTATCTGCCCGAGCAGCGTGATGATTTGCCGATCCAGTTCACGCAACGCTCTGCGGTCACGCCAAGCGTCAGGGTTCTGCTGTAAACGGACACGCAACACGGTGCGTTCCTGCGTGGCCTCACAAAGCATCAGCACCAGTTCGGTGTCCATCTGATGTTTGAGCCAGCCAGCACCTGACTGCCAGACCTGTTCCCAGAGTCTGCGACCAGCCTCACCGAGGGGACGGTGAGGTTCAGGGACATGGGTGTACGGGAGTGCAGTCACAGTGGCAGTAGGGATTTCAGGCAGTTTCCGTTTAGACGGGTTGCCCGTCCGAACCTTACGCTCAACTGGTTTGCGGTTGTGTCCACCGCTTCCTTTACCGCCCATGCTGTTTCCTTTGATCCGTTCTCATCTTCTCACAAATGAAATGGGGTGCGCTTCTGGATCAGCAGAAGCACACCCCATCGGGGGGACTCAAAGAGTATCAGCCTTGCATCGCTTGTTTCACCACTGCGCAGATCGCTTGCTCCGCATTGAACCTCGTTCGGTAGTCACGGAACTGGTGCTTCTCCATATCAAGAACCCTCCAGACTTTGCGCTGCCCGATGGCGATGCGCTGAATCGAGAATCGGAGCAAGTCCTTTCGCTCAAGAATCAGTGCATCGATTGGCGTGTGCTGCTTTCGCATCAGTTACCTGCGCTCCACTCTCGCTTCGTTACATGGGCTGTCGAGTAGCGGTCGATCATGCAGAGTGCTCGATCCTCACGCTCGGTGTCGAACCAGACCAGTCCATCTTGGTGGTAGGCGTTGATGTATTCCTCGCTGGCCTGCTTCTCGGTGATCTTTCGACCGCAGTGAATGCAGGTGCTGGTTCGTGGCTTCTTGGTCTTCATCTTGTTTCCTCCTCTTTCCTCTATGCTCAAAGCATACCGATTATGCGGACGATTACAAGGATTATCTCAGGGGAATTCCCTGCGCAATTCGGGGAGTTCCCCCCGATCCAAAAACCTCGTTTTGCTGCGTCTATGCGCAAACGGACGGCACAGGGGTACGGTGGCAAGGCCTTCTTGGAAAATTTGATGGGGTGGGGGTCGCTCAGTTTGGATTGATCGGGCGGTTCTGTCGCCTCGAGTTGCAGGAGCGATGGGCTGCTGCCAGAGGGCTTGCAGGGTCGGCTGGTATCAGGTGATCGGCTGTGAACGGATCGTTCGGTCGTTTGCCTTCTCCACATATCCAGCAGTTCGTTGCTGTCTCACGCACTTGCTTGGCTCTGCGTTGGTAGTTGCCCTTGTAGTGAGGTCTGTCTGGTTTCGGGTGCGACCTGTTCCATGCTTGCTGGCAGCGTGGGCAGCGTTGTGCTGTGGTGAGTTCTCCGCAGGTTAGGCAGGGCTTACTCAGTGGCATCAGTGATGAAGTTGTGTGTTTCCCCTGTTGCTTCCAGTATGGGGAGGTTGCCTGTGTGCTTCTGGTATCGGGCGCAGATCACATCCACATATCGGGGGTCGAGTTCCATCAGGTATGCGATGCGGTCTGTCTCTTCTGCTGCGATGAGGGTGCTTCCTGATCCACCGAACAGGTCGAGGACGGTTTCTCCTGTCTTGCTGGAGTTCTTGATGGCTCGCACGATGAGTTCAACTGGTTTCATTGTGGGGTGTTCTGCGTTTCGTTTGGGTCGTGGTATTTCCCAGACGGTGTCCTGTTTGCGGTCGGGTGGTGGCTGGTGTGCTGCACCTTCTTTCCATCCGTAGAAGATGGATTCGTGACGGTAGTGGTAGTCGGCTCTACCCATGACGAGGGTGTCCTTTACCCATACGAGGGTGTGTCGCCACACTCCGAGTTCGGTTAGTGGGATGCTGAACGCTTGGAAGAGGTTTCCTGATGGTGCTGCGACATACCAGCAGCCTCCTGCCTTGCATACTTCGTGCGCTGTATTGAACGCTTGACGCAGGAAGTTGGTGAGCGCATCGATGTCCATGTCATCGTTTTCGATGGTGAGCGCATCCTTCGTTTTCCCTACATAGGCGACACCATACGGTGGGTCTGTCCATACCAGATCCATCTTGCGTCCGTTGGTGAGTTCGATTACATGAACCGAGTTCGTGGAGTCACCGCACATAACTCTGTGCTTTCCGAGCAACCAGATATCTCCAGCGTTGGTGATGGACGGTGCTTTGTCTGGGAGATCGTCTACATCGGTTGGTAGTTCGTAGTGGGCGTTCTCTTCGATCAGTGCGTCTAGTTCGTCCCCATCGAACAGTGTGCCTTCGAGTTCTGCTTCGCTGTCTGCAAGTTCCTTCAGGAGTTCCAAGAGTTCTTTGTCATCGTAGGTGGCGAGGTCGTTGGCCTTATTGTCTGCGAGCAGGATGCGTAGGGCTTGGTCATCGTCACAGATGATTGGGGTTGCTGCGATCTGTTTCCATCCGAGAGCCTTTGCTGCTTTCCATGTGTGGTTGCCTGCGAGGATGCGGTTCGTGGACTGCTGGTAGACGATCGTTCGGTACTGTCCGTGTATGCGTAGCGATTCGCTGATCGCTCCCACATCTCCTTGACGCACATTGCGTGGATGCGGATGCAACTGGTCGATGTCAATTGCTAGGTGTTGCAGTTCTTCTCTGATCATGTTTCCTCCATCGGTGTGCGTTTCTAGCGTACACGGCTGTGTAGGCGAGGCTTCCGAGTATGAAGCCGTGCTGGTTGGTTGCGAGGCTGTACCACACCCACAAGCATTCGACTCCGATCATCCACAGGAACGCCTGCCAGTTCTTACGACCTACGAACACCATTCCGCAGATACCTGCGATGGCAAGAACCCAAGACCACATCTACAGACCGCACATACCTTCGCACTCTTGACCAAACTCCTCAGCGAATAGCGACATGATTCCCTTTTCCTCGTCTGTCCGTAGATCAACTTCGTCTAACGGTTTTCCCGACTTGTGCAGATACGGGGTTGAGCGCAGACTGATCTTCTTTGTATTCGGATCACGAATTGCCTTATCGAAGGCGACCGCATCAGCCCATTCGTCTGGCATGGTTTCCTTAAGTCGTCTCCATTCCATGTCGCTTTTGAATGGGCAACCGATGCAGGCCGAGCGTGGCGGTAGCGCATATCCATGCTTTGCACACCACTCCAAACACATCTCTCTGGTTATGCGGAGATCCACTAACGGATATTCGTTGCGCAGCCACGGATATGCAGCGTCACGCATTCTCTGGGTTTCATCCCATGAGATGCCGATGATGGTTGTTGCGAGATGTTCTTTGGATCGCTGGCCTTTCGCAAGCCCGACAAGTTCTCTCTGCTTCTTTAGCAGTGGTTGAATCTTGTATTCATTGGTGCATTGTCTGCGAGTCATTCCCCTGCTGCCATCAGCGTTAATCATGTGATACGGGAGGGTGGCGGATCGTTTATCGGGAACAAGTGAGTCCTCTCGAATGTTGCCGATCGAAACCTTATGGAACGGGATGTTGTGTTTCTGCATCAGGCGTTCCAGATTGTCTAAATGCTCGTAAACGGGGAGAGGCTCCCAGCCAGTGTCAGCGAAGATGACATGATCTGCTGGTTCAACTTCTCCGTGAATCATCATCAGAAGCAGTGTCGTGGATTGCACGCCTGCTCCGAGCGACAGGATGCGTAGTGGCTTTGTCACAGTTCTTGGCCTTGCGACATGGCGATCTGGATACGGTTGATCACGCTGTTGGCTTGTGCGAGTTCCTCGAGCAGGAGTTCTGCACGGATGATTGCTCGCTCGAGTTCTTCTTTGATTTCGTCACGCTCTTCACGGAGACGCTCGTTTGCGACCTGCATATCATCGCAGCGAGCCATCCAGTGCTGTAGTTCGTGGTTGCTGAGTTCGCTCATTTCTTTCGTCTCCTTCGTTCGATCTCTTTCTCTAATGCTTCCACAGTGCTGATGAGTTCGTCTGCTTCCATCTGTCCTACGCTAAGTCGGCGTAGGAAGCGAACAGCCTTGATCAGGTCGTTGATGGTCATGCTTCCTTCTTTCTAGTCCTCTGCCACCATTGCAGGTGGGCAACCATACTAAAGAGGAGGGGAGAGTATGGTGCGCTGCTTGCCAGAGGAAGAACCGATGCTATCGGGGGGTGTTGCGGTTCTTGCGCAGGTCGTACTGGGTGGCACGGATGCGCTGTTGCAGTCTGCGTTCCTCGGCTTTGCCTTCTGCAATCCCTACTTTGAAGCAGGCGTAGCAGGATGCAAAGACGATCGTGAACAGGATCGCTGCTTGGATTCCTTCGCTCATTAGTTCACCTCCTTTATTGAAACGATGTTTTCAATGCGACCAATGTGAACGAACTTCTTGCATCGTGGTGGTCGCACAGCGATTGATGTTGCTGAGCGCATGACTTCACCGATGTATTCGTGGGTTTCACCGTTCTCCCATTGCATTGTGACTTTCTGATACTTCTTCATTTCGTCCCTCCTCAGGGTGTTGTGCTTGTTTCTAGCGTCCGATCAACTTCTGTAGTTCTGCGTTGTTCTTCTCGGCCTGCTTCAGGATGTGCTGGCCTGCCAGTTTCTGCTGAAGGCTGGATTCCTCGAAGGCTGTCTCAAGGTGGACTGGCTTGAAGGCTGTCTGGTTTCCGCAGAGGTCGTTCATCGCCCATGCCAATTTCTGTGCCTGCTTGTAGGTGCTGCAGTGGCGAACGATCTCGCCTCCTGCTCGCCTGATGATTCCGTACTCTTTCATGTTTCCCTCCTCAGGGTCTTTGGGTATTTCCCAATGAGATCAGCATAGCCATTCTGCGGACGATTACAAGGATTATCTGGGATTCTTTAATCCCCATAAAAGCCCGTATTTACGGGCTTTCAGGGCTGTCTCCAACTTGTGAAGAAAGAAATCAGCCCAAGCCAGCACCCCACACCCCTTTCTCTCGCAACACAGAGCCTCTCAGCAGCCTCTCCAAGCCATCCAGCCACACCCACCGATCCCTCGGTTGTAGGCGATGATGGCCTGCGCAGCACGGGCATTCACTAGCGGATTAAACAGGTCGGCAGGCTTCTGAGCCACCCTATGCGTCTGCAAGAACCCCTGCGGATAGGCGGTCGTCTTTTGCAGCCAGAACAAGTTGATCTGGAACAACCCGATTGAGCCTTTCCATTTCCCGATCTGGGTTGGATCAGCAGGGTTGTATGCCGAAGGCAGGCATCGGCTTTCCCGATGAATAATCGCATCCGCCTTCTGCACATCAACCTCAGCCCAACCCAAGTCTCGAAGCATCTGCCACCACTGACCACACAACGCACTCTTCGGAACAGGCCGTGACTCGAGCCGATCTCGAAACCCTGCATTGTTATCCCATCGGGATTCGCTCGCAGGCTGCAAAGCCTGCACCGCACCACCAGCAACCAGAACGATTGCCACTATCAGCCAACTTGCCTTACGCATACTTGCTCCAATCATCTGTCCTCCTTCTCAGTCCAGATATGTGTTTGTACGACTCGAATGTTTGTGTGTGTTCACCATTCCGCAGCGCATGAATTGCGCACCCTCGTTCGCCCGTGTCGGCGTGTAACACACACACTAGCAGTATCTCCAGCAACTCAAACCCCTGAATGCTCCCCCATCGGGATGCCTCACTCCGATACCCACTCGCTTGCATAACTAATCGCCTCACTGCTTTGCCTCAAGGAACTTCGTCTTGCGTAACTCAAGGCGCAGCGATCTACCCTCGTTTCCGAGTGTTACCACCCCAAATGCGACTCTGGGTAGGTCGTGGAACTTCATTCAGTTGTAGAAACGCTTACTTCCTGCAGGGACACACCTTTGCGAATCGGTATGTGACTCCCCGTTCAACGAAGGTGTAGCCATCAGGATTATCGGCACTGATCCCCGAATCCCAACCCGATCCGCCACAGATATGGCAGTTGGGCTTCGTCACGCCAGCAATACCTGCATCCGATCGCATCACCCGATGCATCATCTGCTTAATCTCTGGCAGCGATGGGATCTTTCCGTGCTGCTCAACAAGGGCAAGAACCTCTCGGCCTTTCTCCACAGGGCAATCCAACAAGAAATCGTCCTGCGACCATGCGCCTTTCATGCTGTTCCTGCTCACATTGTGCGCTGCATACATACCGCAGATCCGATCGATCATCCCCTCTATCTGCGCTGGTGTCACCTGTTTGCTCCTCCTGTTAGTTGCCTGAAGATACAGCGTGAAATCGGTATCTCCACGAATTCCTCGTCATCTGTGTACCTAGTTCGCTTCCTCACTGTGGGTGACTGCATGAACACTGCACCAGATACGAACAGTGCCTGCGTCCGATCCGCATTCAACATCACAAACCATGCGCCTTCCTCACCAGCGAACTTCTGCTTACGCAACGGGAAATGCACCGTGTCGAAAGGGAAGCCGTCCTGATTCCAGTTGTGCTTCACCTCAACCTCGAACACATACTGCTTGCCCATCTTTAAGGCCTGCACATCTATCCCGTACTGATCCTCATTCACCCACGCCATAAACCCTCTCTCCTCCAACCACGCAATGATCTGATGCTTGGCATCATCGTTGTCGTCATACAGCGACTGCGAGAACTCTTTAGGTGTCATAAATCGAGCAACGCCAGCAACTCGCTGAACTCGGTCAAAGTCATCAGCACGATCCCGTCTGAAGAGCCATCAGGCATCGCAACCATTGCGAACGGTCTAATATCCCCGAACGCTTTAGCAGCATCGCTTTGTGCTTTGGCAGCGTAGAAGCGTGTTGCGATCGGCTGCACCTGTGCGCCTGCTTTCGCTTCGATGCGTAAAGCACCAGACCAATGCTCCTCGTGCCTTGTACCTGCGTTTCCTGTAGCAGCAAGACCAAGTTTCCGCCTCGCCACTCTCGCCTTGTTGTCACCTTTAGTGCGGTTGCGCTTACCTCGTGCAGCAGGATCGTTACAGCCACGCACACGCCGTTTCCCGTCCCTGCCTTGCTTACCAAGCAGCCCATACTTCGGGCAGTCAGCAAGCGTGCATTTCTCACGGTTGCCTTCACACTCACCCTTCCTCTCATCCATCAGAACACATCCAACTTCTGCTCCAAGATAAGAAGCCGTGTCGCAACATCAGCGAACAACTCCTTTGTGATCACGATGCTGTCAAACAGATCGGCAGGCTTGTCGTGCTTGGCCTCCCACATCGTTTGCGCACCAATCGACACCAGTAACTCTTCGATCGTTGCTGGGTACTGATTCCAATCAGCCACAGAGAGCCTCCTCAAACCAGTTGTCCCATATCTCGCACGGATGCAGACCGATACGAACCGCCATCTCATCTGCCCGTTTGAACTCCAAATTGCAGATCGTGCAGCGCCACCTCTCAATGGTGGAAGGCATCACGCCAAGCACCTCGCTGATCGTCTCAGCGGTGGCGTGCGGAGGAAACTTGGCGAGCAGAGCCTTCGTAGAGAACACAAACTTCACCACCCTCGGCACTCCTCTTCGTAGTGTTGCTTCGCTCCTTTGCAGTCACCCTCTTGGATGAACTCGTGCATGATGCCAGCAACATTTCGCCACTTGCTGCTGTCCTTGATGACCGCATTTAGATTGGCGACCGACTCAACCAGCAGGTTGTTGATCTGGCGAAGCATCTCGCATTCCTTTTCTTTCTCTTCGAACTCTTGGATCGTCACGAAGATGCGACTGCGTGGAATCCAAGTGATCTGTCCACCAGCCTCCGTCCGCTCGAGATGAACCTTCTCATTCATGCCTGTCTCCTTCTCTGCTTGTCTCGCAGAACTCGTCTCTCCATCGGTGTAAGGCCACCGAACACACCCCACCGATCGTCATGCTCCTCGAGATGCATCACAAGCGATAGGCACTGCTTCTTCACCTTGCACTCCTTGCAGAGTGCTTTGGCTCGATCCCATCTGTCCTCAGCGTTGTTACGACTCGGAAAGAAGATATCCATATCGGCATCAAGGCAGGCTGCATCCTCACGCCAATGATCACGCTTCACTTCATCTCCATCAACGCTTTAATCAGCGCAGAACCTTCTTCCTTCGTGAGCGTGTTCGGATTGTCTTTGTCGAACATCTGCTTCACGATCGGCTTCAGATCGCCATCACACTTCTCTTTCGCCAACTTCGACAGCAGGCCTTTCTGCTTGTCGGTTATGCCACCGCCACTGATCGGACGCACATTCGCAGGCTTGCTATCGACAAGCATTCCGCCCATCTCTTCGGTGATCAGATCGATCGCTCGCTGCTCTTGCGCAGGCTGTGGCCTGACTGCTGCAGGGTGGTTGCGTACCGAAGGCGCAGCGTCCTCGGCCTTGCGGTTGCGTACCTCTTCGAGCGAAGCAATCTTCTGGGTGTCTGCTGCGAGCGCAGCCACGATGCATCTGCCCCAAGCGGAGGTCTCTGCGTTCATCACTTCGCTGTCTCGGGTGTAGTTGGTCTTGCCGACCGCAGGCTCTGCTGCGACAGCGATCGCTGGCATCGGATCATCTGGAGTCCGATAGCAGGCTGCCGTGTAGATGATGAACTCTCGCCCACCGATCTCCATGATCTTGAACGGGTTTGCTGGATCGTATGGTCGCAGCACCGCTTCAGGATGCTTCTCTCTCAACTGTCGGATGCGCTCAGCAACATCGACATATCCATCCATATTGAATGCCATTACTTGTTCTCCTTCTTTGGCTTGGTGGTTTTCATCACCCTGAAGGGTGAGCCTTCACGCTCGTAGCGAGCGTAGAGATCTGGGTTGTCCTGTTTGAACTGCTTTGAGTCAAACGATCTGCGTCCTGCTTGCTGCTTCCAAGTGATCACCTGCGTCCCGTTGAGCAGGCCGATCTCATTGTTGAGCATCAACCGTGCGAGCGCATCTTTGGCTTTGGCCTCCAAGTCCTCGCCTTGCTTCTGTAGGGCACGGCCTTCCTCGAGTTGTGCGAGCCATTCGCTGGCCTCTGAAGGCAACTCGATGGTGGTTGCTGTCGGCGTCCAGATGCGAGCGATATCTGCTGCGCTGAAGTTGTCGAGAGGCTCGTCAAGGGGTGCGATTCCGTCCACCCACGATCCGAATACCTCCGTCTCTTCTTTCAACACTTCAATCGCTGCCTCGTTCTCTGGCAGTTCAACAAGGCTGATCCGCAAGTCACGATCCAACACAATGAACCAGACAGGAACTTTGAGTACCGCTTGCTGCGCCCACCCCTGCCACAACCACTCCTGCGGAAGGTCGCTCGAGTCGTAGACGCTGTACCTCGTAGTCGTCTTGGCCTCGACCACCACGCTCGGCTTCTGCTCGTCATCGACACCGTCAAGGCTGATACTCAAACGACCGTCCCTGTAGATCACCTCTGGCGTGATGATCGGCTTGCCAAGTAGGTGCGCTGCCTCTTTGAGTAGCGGTGCTTCGAGGATGTTGCCTCGCCTGAACACTGCGTTCTCTTCTTGCACGATCGGTTCGCTGCGCTTGTCGGCAAACAACTCGCCTCGAGTCTTGTATGGGGACGCTCCCATCAACGCAGGGATATCGGACGCACCAAACACGCATCGGCCTTCCTCGTCACGCCACCTTGCGAGCAGCCATTCTTTGCTTCCGTGTTGTGCTTTGCTGATCAGTCTCATGCCTTCTCCTTTGTCGGTTGCGATCAGTTTGCTTCAGGGGTGTATCGGAGTTTCTTGGCGATACAGAATGGGCAAGTGTGTTGCTCCCCGTTGGTATGCCAGCCTGCGCTCTCTACAAACTCCTGTGCGTACTCTGCTCGCCAATGGGTGAACAGATTGCTGAAGCCACAGGTATCGCACTGCACTCCGTACATGGTTTGGATGGTCATCGCTGATCCGCCTCTCGATCGGCTTTCGGATCACGCACTTCCCAAACGCCTCTCCGCAGTTTGCGGAACACATCCATTCGGCTCTCAATGAACTTGCGAACCGTTGGTGCGGAGAGTCCTGACAACTCTTGCAGTTGCGTGAGCGTCACCTCTGCGAAGAGGTTGTGCTTGCACCAGTTGAGTATGTCCCCGTATTGGTCTTGTCGAGTGATCGTGTCTGGTGAGCGATGCGCTGTCGCTAGTTGCGATGCGAGCCACCTCGGATCGACTTGCTCTCTGATGTTCGTTGGCACATGGGCGACCCAGAGTGGTCTGCCATGCGTGGCGATCGCCTCGCCGACTATCTGTGCTGGATTCATTGCTCCTCCTCGGTGTATTCATCGATCCATCGCTGCACTCGTGTGATGTATCGGCGTATCTCTGCTCTCTCTTTTCCGTCCGTGTAAAGGTCAAGGTCGTCATTCAGTTTGGCAATCACCTCGAGCAGCACTTCGTCAACTACTGCGACTAGTTCATCATCGGTCGCATCGACTTCGTACCACTGAGCATTGCGCTGCTTGATCTTCTTTGCTGAACACAACTTGGTGACAAAGGCTGCAGCGTCTTTCGACAAGCCGTAGTCATCACTGTTCATCACCATGATGTCGCCAGCAATGCTTTCTGGGACTTTGACCATCTCTCCTCCTTTCTCCATAATCATCATCATAGCCTATTTCGAGGACGATTACAAGGACTAAATTATGGCGTAGTTACGGGCTTTCACGGGCAACGGGGTGGGGAGCAGCCCCACCACCACCAGCAGTGAGGCTGCTCAACCCGAACAGCAGGTGCGGAGAAGGAGGACACACCTGCTGCAGCCTCTTACCTTAGATGGCGTAAACCCTCTAAACCATTCTCAGATAGAACCTTCACCTCACGCACCATCCCGATCGGGATATGCATCGCATGGATTCCCTCATCCTCACAAAGCGTCTGCCACAGAGTCACATGATCCTTCTTGCTTCCAGCCTCACCAACAGGAATAAGAAACCCGACCGTCTCGACAAGCGTCTCGCCATCGTCTTCATACTCATCCAATTCGATCCAGCCTGAATCGCTCATGTGTGCATCAGCCCAACGGATCAACACGATGCTGTAGCCCATCGCTCACCAGCCTTCACGCTTACGATCCGCACAGAACACTGGTGCTTGGAAGGTGATGTTCTTCTCAGGTGTGATCAACGCCAACGCCTGCTGAGGCTGCTCGAAACCGAACCCCATGATCAATGCGTACTCGTCCACACCCTTGAGAGAGCCGTTGACGACCATCGAAGGGGTGGAGATGTATTGATGCCAGTGGCCAAGCCACAGCGTCTGGAACGATTTACCTGTTGCCATGTAACGCTGATGCTTCCTTGCTCGCATCCGCATGATCGGTGGATAGATACCACCGATACCGCCACCACCAGAAACCTGATCTCCGTGAGTGATCAGATGCCCATGCTCATAAATCTGTATCCACGCATCAGCAGACTCTGGGATCGTAAAGGTCACACGCTTGTCCTTGCTGAAGTGACGCTCCACCATCTTGGCGAGTAGCCAGTCGAAGTTGGTGCGTACTCGCTGCTTCATTCGAGGCTTGCGTGTCGTGCGACCGTGATTACCGACCACGCTCACCACATGGCATTTCTTGAACTCGTCAGTGAGCAACTGCACTGCTGCAGCAACCTGCTCAGACCAGAACAAGAGTGAGCCAATCATCGTGTCCTCGTTGGTGATCTGGAGTTCCTCGTGGATGTCGCCAGTGAATATGTCGCCACCAAGAATGACAACGACCCCGTCATAGGTGACACCCGACAGGTAGTGCCTGCTTAGTTTGATCACATTCTGCGCCCACTTCTCGAGACGCATCACAGCGATCTCACGGTTGTAGGCGTTCAGGCCTTCGAGTTCCTCTGGGTTCACAACCTCATCGAAGTGTGTATCGGACAGCATCACTACGAGTGTGGCTGCTGATCGCTTCGGTTTCGTTGGCACAAGCCACGATGGAGGATCGATGTGCTTTGTTTCTACCTGCTCAACGATGGAGAGTGTGCGCTCGAGTTCCTCGACACGCAGCGTGAGTCGTTCGTTGTTGGATTGCAGCAGACTGTTCTGCTTGCGTATCCGTGACTCTTCGATCCTGTCGGGCTGCTCTTGTGCGATCTCGTCACGCAAGTTCACGGTAGATACCTGTGCTGCGGTAACGGTAAACAGTTGCTTCTGAGATTTCGATGCCGTGACGCTTCAACACTTTTGCGATGCTTCGGCCTGTGATCAGCGGATCATCAAACGCTGCAACAAGGTCTTTGCGATCCTGCTCAGACAGCAGATGTTTGATTTGAATGATTGCTGGTTTCCTTCCAGCCAACCCTGCTGGCTCAGACTTTATCTCGCTTAGTAATTTGCTCATTAGGTAGCCCTTCTCTGTGCTGGTCTAAATGCTTCTCCAATTTATCATCAACCTTGTTGATTGTGCGATAGATGCGCTGCAGTTGCCCTTGCACAATGGCGTGATCCTCAGCGTTCTCTGTGCGCATCTCCCGTGCTTCTTTGCGCATGGTCTGGAGCAGGATGCCTAGCAGACCGCCGATGGTCGTGATGACAGCAACAACAATGGCAGCCCAACCCTGATCCATGTCACGCCTCAGTTACCGCAGGCGGTGGATTCTGTGCAAAGAACTCTTTGATCTGCGGAGCAGATTTCTTTCCATCCACCTCATAATGAAACCAGTCGCCGTTCGGCGCACCATGCACAGTTGCTTTCGTGTATTTCTGCCACGCATCCCTATCGCAACGGTACGCACGACCATACGGGGAGGGGAAATAATCAATCACCATTTCTATGCCCAAAGCATCAGCGTTCTTCACCAGATAATTCATCGCAGCCATCGCCTGCTTGCGACCACCTTTCGGTTTGCCACGCTTGCCATCACCCATGTTTCTCCATGAGATATCGCAGGCTCTTCCCGTTGCGTGAACGCTGAGCGATTCCTTGCCACGCATATTGCGCACACCGAATCCACCGTTGTACCAGAGCGCAGGATAAGCCTTCGTTAGTTCCTTCCACAGAGCAGTGTTCTGAGGATGCTCAGACGCTGCAGCACCATCCTTGTTGCCTGTGTACGGTCGCTTGCTCATCGTGCAGCCTTCTTCTTTGCGATCTTCGCAGGTGATGCACCGAACGCTGCATCAATCTCATCACGAGTAAGAGTGCCATCCACCGATGCACGAGCCAACGACTCAACAACCTTGAACACGCTGACCGCACCAGCGAGCAGTGCGCTCTTCCAAATCTCCAACTCAGGAGCAATCACTGCTGCACCAGTCACAACGCCAAGAGCGTTCGTGAGGAACAGAGCCAGAATACGACCCAACACATCCTGCATCTTCTTCATTGATCATCGCCTTTCTTCAGCATGGTCGCCAGAAAATGTATCAGCACAGTGAGACAAGTAATCCACAGAGCCTGACGCAGCGTTGTGCCAGAGAGCGTGAGCAGAACCAGACCTGTGCCAGCCCACACCCATGCGTTCTCAATCAGATAATCGTGCAGTCGTTTCATGTCTTGCGCCTCACAGGTGCTGGCAAAGTCATGAGGATTGTAGTTGCTGCAACAATCGTGCGCCGTTCCGCAACAGTGATCGTTGATCCTGCAGGCACATAATCTTCGTGCGCACCGTCAAAGATATTCACTTGCTCTTCGTATGCTTCCTTCACTTCTTCTGGTGCATTAGCGACTGGCTCAGGAACAGCCTCCAGTGAAAGAAAAGTTGTGGGGGTTGTCTCGCTGGGTATCGGGTTTTCCGATGCGTCTGGGAGGCTCTGAGAGGGTTCTGGGAGGCTTGTGCTGGTGGTTGTTGTGGTGGGTTTCTGGCTGGTTGTGGAGGGCTGTGTGCTGCTGGTTGGCTGAATGGTGCTAGTTGTGGTGGTTTCAGGGATCGTTGTGGAAGGAGCAACAGATGTTGTCGTGGTTGTGGTGGTTGATGATGTGCCTGTGGGCGGTATCGGTACTGGCTGCTGGACTGGTGCTGGCTCTTCTTGTGTTGGCGTTGTGGGCTGACTTGAAGGGATCGTGGTACTGGAAGAAGAAGGGCTACTAGTTGTTGCTGCAGCAGTAGTCTGAGGTGATGATGTTTGTGGGAGTGATGTTGATTCTTCTGGGATCGTTGTTTGCGTCACTGTGCTGGTTGTGGAATACGATTCGGGAACTGTTAGAGAAGGCTGACTAGATGAAGATGTTTCTGGCGTTGTTGATGGTGATGGTTCTTCTACCGTTGTGGATACTGGAACGCTGGTAGATGAAACTGCTGGTTCTTCTGTCGTTGTTGTTTCTTCTACTGGTGCTAACGGTTCTACTGTGATCAGCGCATCATCCATCACCGTGCCATACCAGCCAGCCCAGAAACCGTTATCAACACCAGACAACGAGATCAGCACACTCTCATCAGTCGCAGCCTCATAAGACACCGACACAGAACGAACACCATGTATCTCATTGGATACGAGCGCATTCCCACCAACCCCAACACGATACGAGTCAGCGATCGGCGCACCCCACCCGATGCTGTTGGTCTGACTGTTATCAACAGTGACAGTCAAAGTGATGAGCGATGGTTCAGATACAAGGATGCTTCTCACAACCTCACCCCACCCGTAAGAGAACCTCAAAGCACCGTTGGCAATAACACCGTTCCCACCGTTGCGAACAACAGTCCACTGCGACAGATCATCAAACGGATCAGAGAACGAAACCGCCTGTGTTGGAGAAGCGAACGCTAAAACAGCGACAGGTGCGAATATCAGCCAGCGTGTGTTACGCACATCGCTTACGCTTCAGGCGACCATTCCTCAGCCGTGTTCCCCTCAGCAACCCAAGCGAGATAGTTCTGATAGTCGGTGTTGGATTCATCCATTGGCACACATGAAACGACACCGTTGACTGTCATTTCAATCCATTCGTCGCCCATTGTTGGTCGCACAATCTTGAACATCGTTCCTCCTTACAGTTCTGCGCTCGCCACGGCATTGTATTGCCAGCCAGCATAGTTCCCTTGAAGAAGAACTGCATGCGACGATACGCCATTGACCCAGTTCGCATTATTCGGTGTCAGGTTATTGGTTTGGCTACCGCTCTGCCACCCTGTCACTTTGCCACTATTGCCCAATTTGTCATAGAGAGTAACTGTTGGTAACGCTCTTTTATCCACCTTGAATCTCCAAGTACTCCACAAGTAAGTTGATGCAACATTGTCCGGACCCCCAACACCAGCAAAACCGTCTGCTGTTTCTGTTGCAGGAGCAACAGTAGTGTCATATGTCTTTTCGTAGTAACGCTGACACTTGGTAAGTGTGATGCCGAAATCCTCGAACTCGAATGGTGTTGCTACCGCACCAGCCTCCAACTGCACACCCGTTATCTGCCAATAATTATTCGTGGCTGCTGCGAGATTGGTTTGACCGACCGCAACATTCGCATTCGTTGTTGATTCCCAAGTTGATGCCAATGTGCCTGATGAAAATTGAGTACCAGCAACTAAATAAAACTGCGTTCTCAAAGACCCATCATTATCGTTGTTGAATGTGCCAGTTGTGTCAGCAGGGAAAATTATGGTTTTCTTTTCCCAAGTTGCAGAAGCAGAAATCGTGTATTGAGCAGATACCGTTCTTGTATTATCACTGTCGGAAAGTGATGCCACATAAGTTCCAGTGACATTGGACTTCACCCAAAACGACAGAGCGAAAGGTTTAGCAGATGCTGTTCCTTTCAGGAACTGTTGCAGATTCTGCCCTTCAATATTCTGATGTATGTCAAGAACGCTGCTTGTATCAAGTGGTGTTTTTGCTGTGGTGCAAAGCATCTTCAATGATTTGCGAAATCCTGAACCTGTTGGTGCATCATTCTCAACACTCTGTGTCCAAGTTCCAGCAGCAGTTCCTTGAAAGAAAGCACGATATCGGTCAGCCGTATTGTAACTGTTGCTAGTGATGCTCGCTACAGATGTTCCTCGTTGCGCAACCTGCATCGCACCATTGATAATCACATTACGATTAGACAAAGCCTGCTGACCGATATCCGATCCAAGAACATTGACCCAACCATCAGTTGAACCCGTGTAAAGCCACAGAGTGTTCGTATCAGTCGTGTACGCAAACATTCCCTCGCTCAAAGTCGCCTCGCCAGCACCACCGAACGCTGCATCTCGTGC